CCCTTCCTGCCCTTCCTGGGCGGCTGCACCTGGTCAATGAATCCATGCCGGCGCACGTTGCCGCCGAAGTCCAGCACCAGGCAGTTCTCTTTGCTGTCATGCAGGCGCAGTCCGCGGCCGACCATCTGCACGTACAGACCAGGCGACAGGGTAGGGCGCAGCAGGATCACGGCGTCGGTTGCCGGGTGGTCAAAGCCCGTGGTCAGGATAGAGCAGTTGACCAGGGCGCGCAGCTCGCCATTCTTGAAGGCGGTGATCTTGGCGTCGCGCTCGCTGTTTGGCATGTCGCCCGACACGAAGGTGGCGGCGATGCCGCGGCGGCGCAGTGAAGCGCTGATCTGGCTGGCATGCTCGACGGTGACGCAGAAGATCAGCCAGCTGTTGCGGTCGGCGCAGCGCTCCACGATCAGATCGGTGTGGTGCTCGACCAGCTCCAGGGCGGACATGCGCTCGCCCAGCTGGCCCAGGTTGAACTCGCCGCCGACGGTGCGCACACCATCCAGGTCGACGTCGGCGCCGTGCTGGGCCGTGAGCCGGCACAGGTAGCCTTGCTCGATCAGGTCGGCCACGTTGGCCTCATAGCTGATGCCGTCAAACATGGCGCCTTCACCTTCGTGCAGCACGCCGCTGTCCAGGCGGTAGGGCGTGGCAGTCAGGCCGATTAGCTTGGTGTCCGGGTTGACCTCCGCGCTCTTCTCCAGGAAGTTGCGGTACATGCCGGTGCTCTTGTGCGGAATCAGGTGCGCTTCGTCGACGATGATCAGATCGAAGCGGCCGCGGAAGGTCGGCTTGTTGTAGATCGACTGGATGCTGGCCACGGTCACCGGCTTGATCTGGCGCTTGCCCAGGCCAGCGGAATAGATGCCGACACTCGCGTGCGGCCAGATCGTGCGGATAGCTTTGGCGTCCTGCTCGACCAGCTCCTTCACGTGCGTGAGCACCAGGATGTTGGTGCCAGGGAATTCGGTGCAGGCACGGCGAATGAACTCCGCCAGGATCACCGACTTGCCGGACCCGGTGGGCGTGACGATCAGCGGTGCATCCTTGCCGGCAGCAAACCAGTTGTAGATCGACTGGATCGCGTCCGATTGGTAGTGTCGTAGTTTCATCTGAAGTTCAACAGGTCGTCAGTTCCAGGTTTATCGATGAGCTCGCCGGCGATGGCCAGGTAGCCGATGCCGTCCAGGATGTTGTCCTGGTGCTGCGGGTTGACCTGCAGCCTGGCAATCTTGAACAGCGCCATCAGCACGGCGACGTCGTGATCAGAGATGTGCATGCGCAGGTAGGTTTCCCAGTACGTGGCGATCAGCGCGAACGTGTTCTCTGGGTTGCCGTGCGTGTCTTGCCGGTCATTGCAGATGATGCCTTCGACCACACGCAGAATCTCGCTCCTCTTCATTGTTCTTCTCCTAGTTTGTCTGCGATGGATCGCTTCTTCCACAGCTTTTCTTTGGTGATTTTGTTCTTGATGCTCTCAGGAATCTTCGGCTTCGGGCACCAGCCCAGGCAATCATCTGACCAGGTGCCGACAATCAGCACACCACCAGGATTCAACAGCAGCATGCTGGTTGCTCGAGGTGGCGGGTCAATGTCAGGGTCCCGAAAGTAGAGCTGGTCGGTAGTCTTTTGCGTTAAGTGGTCGATGATTTTTCTCCATGATTGAATGACATGATCTCGGCATTGATCTTGGCGAGCTGCCACTTGCGCGGTCCTTCCATCTGCATCAGCGCCAGGCTGAACAGCACGAAGTTTTGCAGCTTGTCGATCTGCTCTGCGTCGACGGCTCCGCTGCGAATGTCTGCGATGGTTTGCATGGCCTGGCGCCGGACGTCATCAACATAGATGCGCCATTCTTGGTCGGGCTTTCGTTTCATGTGTCGTTCTTTGTAAATAAATAAACAGTGACAGCCAGCACAAGAAAAGTCATGCCGATGCCAATCAGTATCCCGGCAGTCAGAAATATCAGCTCGAAATACTGCGGGGTCATTTGTTGTAGGCCTTGGCGATGACGCGTTTCATGGTGACGTACTGCCCGCGCTGGGTGTCCGCTGCCACCGTGACCATGCCCTGCGCGTAACCCACCGACATCTGCTTGAACGCGTGCTCAGGCCTGTGGCCATGCAGGTGCTTGATCATCTGGCGCAGTGCCTTTGCTTTCTTTGCGTTCATGCTGTCACCTCAAAATGGAATGTCATCGTCGTTGTCCTCGAGCAGGCGGCTGCCAACAATCCGGCTGTCCGGGAATTGCTTCTTGAGCTCTGCGTGCTCCTTGTCTCCGACCACCTGGGAGATGGCGACCTCGAGCTCGGCGCTGGTGTAGCAGGCGGTGATGTCGTTGGTCATGTTCTCTTCGCTGCGGTCCGCGTCTTCGGTGCAGTTGGCGAACACCATGCCGGTGGCCTTGTGCTGGTACTTGATGAAGTCAGGACCGGCATCGATGGCATCGGCATACGGCACCAGGGGAGGCAGGACCAGGTGCTGACGGCAGCCGATGCGCTGCTCCGCAACCGAGAGCTGGCGCTTCTGTGCTGCGCAGTTCCACTCGGTATCGGTGGCCGGCGTAGAGTGCACGCACGTGCGGCAGTTCTTTGCGGCTGCGATCTGCCCGTGGCAGAGCTTCGCGTGGTCGCAGAATTTGCACTGATACCAGGCTGGGTCGGTGCTGATACCAGGCGGCGGCTCATCGGCGCGGATGATCTTCTCGGCACGGGCAAGCAGCGCTGCGAATGCTTCCTTGTCGAAGTGAATCCATTCGCTGTGCAGCTCATCGGTGTCTTTGTTGACTGCCAGGTACAGCGCACGGTCCAGCTCGGCCAGGCCCATGTAGACCTGCATCTGGGCGTAGTGCTCAGGCTTGGACTTCTGGACGCCAGACTTGGCGAGATCGGCAAAGCTCTTCGAGCCATGGGTTTTGAATTCGACGATCGCCCAGGTCTTCGGACCTTCCGGGAACCCGCGGCCGACGCCGTCGCAGCTGCCGCCGAAGTGGCCATCGACTGCAGAGAATCTGTGCTGCAGCTTGGTGATCGGGTCCCGGTCATGGACCTCGACGCCAATGCCGCGCAGCTCTTCCAGGAAGCGAGCCTCTTCGCGGAAGCCTGTATCGAACAGGCGCTTGATGCGTCCTGGGAATTTCTTCTTCGTGGTCCAGTGGAATCCGTACCACAGCGCACGATCGCAGGGCTTGCCGATCTCGCTGGCGCCCAGGTGCGGGCGATTCTCGTCGACCTTCTTTTCGTACCACTGGACGATCGCAGTGGCCGTGGTGTGGGTGTGTACTGGTTCGGGCATCTTCATGATCAGAACCTGTACTTCGGTGCGCACGACACGTCGACGACGACTTCCGTGCTGTAGCCGTTGACCTTGCGGCGGCTGTTGATGACGACGGCGCGCGTGTTGTTGGCCTCACACTCATTGATGGCCATGATCACTTCGTTGCGTGTCATCGGCCGCATGTACTTGTCGGTGTCGAGCTCGACCTCGACCGGCTTGGGTGGCGCCTCCACTACTGGCGCCGGCTTGTTTGATGAGCAGGCCGCGATGGCCAGCAGCAGCGGTATCAGTAACAGTTTCATTTTCGTTCTCCAGTTAAAAGGTGGGGTACTCGCTGCACCGTGATGCACCCTCAGAAGTAAAAAGGCACGGCATCCGCTTTCCCCCGTGATCGTCAGGCTGCCGCCTTCTTCTTCCACACAGGTGTCGAAGAGGCTGCGGGTGCAGCTGCTGCTACAGCAGAGGATCGAAGAGCAGGCGATGCAGGGATCGGCTGCGTGCTGCCGCTCGAGCTGTAGGCCTTGACCCGGTTCTGCGGGTCGTAGCCTTCGCGCTGCTCGATCTCGACGTCGAGCACGACCGGGATGTTGTGCAGCTGATCGGTGTCGGACAGGTTCATCACACCGATGGCGCGGCACAGTGCAGACAGCTGGCGCTGGCTGATCTCTTCGGCCTTCTTGTTCGCGTTGCGAATGTTCAGGCGCTCCCAGATTTTGCGACCCTTGCCCTGGCCGTCGAGCACCTCGAAGGTGATCTCCAGATATTCGCCGTTCCCGTTCTTGGTCGGCTTGATCTGGCTGGCGACAGCCATGCACAGGTATTTGCCTTTCGGCAGGCAGTCGAATCCCTCGGACGGTTCGACGTTGTTTGCATCAAAGTTAAGTTGGGCCATGGTTCAGTTCTCCTCAGTTAGCGATGGCGGTTGCAAAAGACTCCCAGGAAAGCGGGAGCGAATCGGGCAGGCCGTACCTGTTCTTCGCCAGGTAGGCTGGTTTCTCGGTCGTGTACATCAGGCGCTCGCCGGTGGTCACACCGCGGCGGACTTCCTTGTTGAACCCGACCTCGGTTTCTTTCGTGATGACGCGGTAGTTGCAGAACAGGACTGCGTCGCACCATTCCTGGATCAGCGCGCTCGAGCGCTCCTGCAGCTTGGGGCGATAGCGGTCGTAGGGCTCCGTCTCTGGCGAGTCGAAGCGCTTGATCTCGGTGTGAGCGATCAGCACGATGGCCATGCCGCGGTCATCACGCAGCGCAGCCAGGCCATCGAGCACCGTGCGCCAGTAGTCGGCGGCGATCACGGCGCCCTTGCCATAGGCGAGCGACTTGTCGTCGTGCTTGCTGTGGATGTCTTTCCAGATCAGGTTGTCGAGCCAGTCTAGGGAGTCGATGACGACAGTGCCGAAGTTGTGATCTTCTTCATACAATGTGCCAATCGCACCAATGACGTCATCAAAAGACGTGGCGACAGGGAAGTGGTCGACCTCGAGGCGGCCCAGGCCGTCCTCGGTCAGAATGAAAATCGGATTGGGTGCGCCGGCACCGAAGGTGGTTTTGCCCAGGCCGTGCGGGCCGTAGATCATCACGCGTGGGGCCTTGATGCCCGTGCTTCGTTTGATTGATTCGAGATTGAATGCCATGGTGTTCTTTCAGTTGGTTGGTTGATTAGGCTTTGACTTCGACAGAGGCCTTGGCTTCTTTGACGGTGATAGCTTCAGCGAGCTTGGCCCAGATCGTCGGGTCATTGGCGCGCAGGTATTTGGCACCAGTCTCATCGAGTTTGATTTCGGTTTTGAGTGGGCGCAGCTCGGCCGGCAGCGTGGCGCAGATAGCCTGCAGCTTTTCCATGTCCGCTTTGTAGGACAGCTTGCCGGTGATAGTGACCTTCATGCCGCTGGCCAGCTCATGCGTCTGGCTGCCTTCTTCGCGCTTGCCGAGCAGAGCAATCATCTGCTCTTCGATCTTGATGCGGCGCTTGTTGGCTGCGTTCTCTGCTGCTTTGGCAGCGATGAAGTCTTCGACCAGTTGATCGATGGTGACGGTGGTTTCGGTGGCGAGTGCGATTGTCATGTTGTGTTCTCCAGGTGATTAAACGGTCAGGGCGACGTTGGCATTGGAAGTGGTGATCGCATTGATCACCCACTCGATGTTGTCCCGGTCCAGCATGGCCAGGTGAGACATCTTTGTGCATGCGACGCCGAGGTGGCGCGTCTGAGCGTATTCACCAACACCGTCGATGACGACGCGGTAATCGTTCTTGCCTGCGTGCAGGATGCTGATGCCGACAGCTGGGGTGATGGCTTTGTTTTTTGAGTGAGCTTTCAGTTGCATGTTCAGTTCTCCAGTTCAGTTCAGTTGCTGACGTTGTGTCAGTGATTGAGATTCTCGTCGCCTGGTGCGGAAAACGCAATACCCTTTGTGCGACAAACACATGAAAATTATTCATGTGTTGTCAAATAGTTACATCGGGAGAATCCACAGGACCTTGGCGGCCCAGGCGACTTCTTTGTTCTCCAGGACGGACGTGCTGCTGCACATGATGACCAGGTTGTAGAGGCCTTGCTTGTATCCGCGCTTGATGGCCGCCTGCATGAGGAGCCCGTCCTTCAGCGCCACGATGCACAGCTTGTCCAGGCATTCGGTCGGATCGAGCTGTGAGCCAGACACGTAGTAC